GGTTGTTATCATCTGCTCTAACTAGAAGAGTTCCGGGGTTCATGTCGGTTAATTGAAAAGATATGCAGCCATTTCCAGCAAGGAAACCACTGGCGGCTTGGGAAAAGGCTGTACCGTCTTGTGTGATGAAGTCAACCTGATCTATTGCAATCGCTTGACCTGTTGGTACATTAACGTACGAGGATAGATCTACAGTACCTTGGACTCTAGTGCCGGAAGCAGCACCAGTGTTCAAGATTACAGTTTCAGTCAGATAAAAGGAGCCAGTTTTAGCGGTTGCCATAAAGAGAGTGGGGGTAGGGTATGGTATAAATATAGATATGATAGGTTATCTTGAACAAGTGCGTTGCTTAGGAGTGCATTATTGGCTTGCAGTCCGTTGTTTTTGGTGTCAATATCTCCGGCACTATTATTAATAACACGCCAGACGTTACCAATATGCGAATATGTCAAGCATGCAACAAGGAAAAATGGCCCGTCGATGAACATGGAATGCAGCAAGCATGCCTATCTGAAGAGTGTATCAAGAATGTTTTGTGCATTATTGAGGATTTACATGAGTCAGATAGAACAAGAATCCTTCTCGGTTATGCATTTGCCATCCAAAGAAGAGCGGAAATGGAGGAAAAAGAATTTGTGCAAACTGGAAATGGTACAGTTGCACAGAGACTCCAAGAATTGGAGGAAGAGTGAATGGGAGTAATACCAATTAACTTCAGTCCAGAAGTGGAGGCATTCATCAAAGGAAATAGGGCGGGAACAAGAAGCGCGGTTGTAGATCGTGTCATGAAGAAATACATTCAGTCTAAATTAAGCGACACATCTTCATCAACAGTCGCAGAAAAAACAGCGCAACAATTAGTTTACCTTGCTACATCACGTTACATGACTGCTGAAAGAGCCGGAACAGCATTTGAAGATAGACTCATTCAATTGCGTGACATTCTTCTGGAACATATGGAGGAAGAGGCATGAAAATAATACCATGTCCGATATGTGGCACAACCCGTAAAGTCGATTGGGATGAATATGAAATGATTATCAAATGTAATCAGTTTATGTGTTGGGCTGATTGTGGGATGGATATTTTCCTTCCTCCATTTTATCTTATATTCAATTCCATTGAGTGTGAAGAAGAATGATTGAACAAACTGTTATCGAATGGTGCAATAATTGTGACGCCAGATTCTGGTCTTTTCAAAAACCTGTTAAGTTCTGCATTAAATGTGAGTTCCTAGGATTGCCCTTGACTTGGTCATGCTGGATTCAATAGAACAACCAATCCACAATTCCCATAGGAACAAGGGTCACGGGATGAATCCTCAATAGACCTTGGGCCAATAACGCCGTACCTGCAAGGAGGGAGAGTCCTATGGGTGCATCACTCATGGGATTCACTGCAGCGCCTATCATCATCGTGCCAGAACTTAGATCATAGAATCCTCTTTCTAATGCGCGAGATGTTCCCATTCTATTATCGGCCGAAGTTTCGTACCCTTTATCATGATACATCGCGATTCGGTCAAGGTCGTTGATTGGTTCAATCCCTAACTCTTGACGTTTCTGATATTGAGTACCCGGGCCGAGATATTGATATCCTTCAAAGTGATATTCCCCGGGGAACTTTGCAGTTGTGATCCTTGATTCAGATTTAGAGATGGAAGCACGAACTTCTTTTGATAATGTAACAGGGATTTGTTGATAGTGCATACCGCCTTGAAGAAGTAATAACTTCCTCCGCCAATCCTCAAAGGATTGTTTGGGCTTGCTCATAAGATAACCTCAGGCGGTTGATGTGAACTAATTCTGGCTCTTTTGTTGATATGCCAGTGGCAGTATATCGGATGGCTGGAACTCGACATGAGTCAGAACCCTGTGGCGCAGGTACACCCAATCCAACCCATCTGTAAAGGAAGAGAGTATCAGATGCGGTTGGGTCGCCTGAGCCGTACTCAAAATGATCACTTCCTATCATAACAGATGGAGAGGTACTGGATTGAGCGCATACATGACCCATGGCTAGTTTAGTATTCTGGTAATCATCAGGGGAATTATTGAAACCTGCTTCAATAGAGTTCGGTCCTTGGCCTAATGGAGTGAAAGTATCAGGCGCGCCTAGGGGAACATCACTAACCACAATAGTATCTTGAATTACTGCTCCACCTAGTATAGGGTCTATGGTGACAGATGAAATGTATGGCCCGGCACGTTGAATCATTTGGTTGCCAAAGAAAAGAGTTAGTTCTTGTTTAGATAGTCCGGCAATATCAAGACGTTCTTGAGATAGGAAGATATCAGTCCCTCCAAGTTTAGTCCAATTCTGCCCGGGGTAATATGCACTTGCTTCAGTACCATAGGAAACCTCCCATGTTCCACTGACGCCATCATAATAGAATGTGGCTCCATCAATGGTCTTAGTTATTCTAAATGGTAGGTCACTCATTTCATCGCCTTCCTTGCTGCGGCTCCAGCGCGCTTGAAGCCGTCTTTCTTCCAGCCGCCACCTTTCTTCTTGAATCTAGGAGCTACTTTTTTGAATGCTCTAGAATAAGCCTTGTTGTACGCAGACGGTCCCCTTTTTCTCTTAGGTACTCGCTTCTTGCTACTAGGCTTCGACGTGCCCATATCGACGCTAATATCCCTCTGAGCAGTCCCCAGAGCAGCGCGATAACCGGCATCATAGCCACGTTCCCAGTCAGCACTCATTCAAGCACCTCAGTTATCCGAGGCAGTCGACTGTATTGCTATGGCCATCCAATCCTTTGTGCCGAGTTTAACGACACGGGCGCGAATGCGAGCAGTGATGTATAGGGATTCGCCACCAACTGCAGCAGCGTTATTTCCAGCAACTAGGTAAAGAGTATCATTAACGCAAAGGAACATCTCACTCAATGCACTAGGTCCGAAGTTATCAGGATACATGTCGACTTGATGTGAAACGACGTTGTTGTTGGCATCAATATTCAATGCTCCCGAAGCGATGAGGTTGTTATCATCTGCTCTAACTAGAAGAGTTCCGGGGTTCATGTCGGTTAATTGAAAAGATATGCAGCCATTTCCAGCAAGGAAACCACTGGCGGCTTGGGAAAAGGCTGTACCGTCTTG